TTCCGATCATGCTTGATCATGTACGGCACGAATTGTGATATTAACATCCCGATCCAGTCATATCGCTGTCCGGCTGTTTGCTCATAGAATCTGAATATATTTTTTAGCTGGTGATCATCAACTTTAAGCTCAACCTTTTTCCAGTACTCGTGTTCAGATCGGTCCTCTTGGACCATCCTCACAACACCTTCACCTTCTGGACAAATTCCGGCGGTGATTCCGCCAGGAAGTATGAGCTCAGAATGAACAAGAGGACTCTTAGTCCACCATGCAACGATCTTATGGCGCCAATTGCGCAAAGGAGGTGAATAAAAGCCCACCCAGATCGAGTTCATTTAACCCCTTAGGTTGTCTTTGTTTTTCTTGATGACTTCGTAGTTTTTCTAGAGCGAGCAGTCGTCTTAGACTTAGTCGTATCTGTTCTTGTGCTTGTCGACTTTTTAGCGCGACGCTTTCTAGTCTTTGTTGCACTTTCTACATCAGGCTCAACAGCGAGAGAATTGATGATTGCTTGTGCAGGCTCAGTTGCATCATTAACTTTCTGATTGATCAAACCCACAGTCTCAAGCACATCTTCTGTGCTCTCACTTGTATTGCCTGTTTCGGCTTTAGTTGTTTGGTTAGTAGGCGCGTTTGATGGGTGTTCAAGTTCCAGAGCGCTCAAACTTGTTCTAGATGAAGATGGCATTTTTTTACCCCTTTCCGTATTTATTGAATATTACTTGTGATTGAAGAGTTGTTAAATATTCTGACATTGCTTCTTGGGCTTCTATCATGGAAGCTTCCCACTCCTTTGCAGACTTTAAGTCTCCTATAATTCGGAAATGGTCAGACATATCAGCACACTCATTTATCCATTCGACATAGATCTCCACGACCTCGTATGGGGGTGTGATGATCTCGTACATGTTTACTCGAAATTGACATAAGGTGCGAGAACAGTATCAACTTTTCTGATTAGCTGTTCAAGTTCATGAGCAACATCACTCTGTTTAAGAATTCCGATATCTGCGCCAGGTGAACGTTTCTGCCCAAGCGCACCGTAGAATTCAACCAAGTGTTGCCTTACTTCAACAATCTGTTGTAAATCGTCTTGCTTCATTTTATTCCTCTCTGAAGATTTCTCTTCTATTATAATTATGCATAATTGGCAATTAGCCAATCGTGATACCAATTTAAAGCGTGATCCTTTGGCTGTACATTTTTCCAGTCAGGTGTACAAAATATCTTCCACGCATCATTTCCATACTTGCCAATACCGTAAAGCTCTATAGGCTCTTTCCAGTCTTTTTCCAAGTATTCTTTAGACATTCTGATTAGTGTCTTTGCTCTTCTGGCGCTAAGCCCGATAGGCTTGAGCATCTCTTCCAAGCGCGAAGCGTTCGCATTCATCGCATCATTTGGTGTAGGATACAGATCAAAGAACTCTCGCATGATGGGCTCAGCTGTAAATCTCCTTGTCAAATTACAAAAAACACACGCAACGAGTATCTTCCACGGATCTTCATATAATTCTTCTTGAATCAAACCGTAAGGAGATTTTGGAGGATGCCAATCATTGATCTTTTCTAATTTTTTGGAACTCTTCAATTAAGTCCTTCTCCTTGGGTGTCAAGTATTGCGGTATTTTAATTTTGGCGATGGCGACATGATCTCCGTCTTTGATTCCGGCGCCTTTGATTTTTAACTTGTCTTCATGCTGTGTTCCTGCAGGAACATTTAAGTTTTTAGTTTCGCCTGATAGTGTTTTTATTTTTACGATATCACCTAACATAGCTTGGCTTACGCTTAGCCACAACTCAGCATGAACATCATTTCCAATTCTTTCAAAGTTTTCATTTTTGGCAACATGAACTACGAGGAGCAAATTTCCTGGATAACCATACTTGGTTTCATTACCCATTCCTTTTAATCTGACGACTGCTCCATCTGAGATTCCTGCGGGAATTTTTACGCTTACGTTCTTATGTTTTCTTGAGACGCCTTTACCGTTGCAGGATATGCACGGATCTATTACAGCTTTTCCTTGGCCGTCACACTTTTGACAAGAAGAGGTAAAAGTAAAGAATCCTTGCTGGTGCGTTGTGCTTCCTGCACCATTGCAAGCTCCGCATACCTTAACATCACCCGTCTCAGATCCTTTCCCATTGCAAGTACCGCACTTAGCTATCTTGTCATAGTTGATCGTAACTTCTCCGCCATTTGATGCCTGTTCTAGTGTAATGACGACCTGGGCTTTAATGTCTGTGCCTCTTTGAGGCCCAGAGCTTCTTTTAGAATTCCTGCCAAACAAGTCTTCAAAATTACCTCCGAACCCACCAAAAAAGTCATCAATGTTAGGCATTGGGCCTTGATTGAATCCTGTAGTAGGTGGGTCAGCTGTGCCGTACTTGTCGTAATTATTTCTCTTTTGAGGATCGCTAAGAACAGAGTAAGCAGCGCTTATTTCCTTGAATTTTTCTTCGGCATTAGGATCATCTGATGTATCTGGATGCAGCTTCTTCGCAAGATTTCTGTAAGCTTTTTTAATGTCTTTATCTGAGGCGGTTTTATCTATACCAAGTACTTCGTACAAGTTGTTCACATGCACCTCACAGACTATTGATTATACTTTAGTGGGTCTAAATGTTCACATTGGGGGTTCGTTATAAACGAGTTCGTAAGCATAGTCCACAGCAGGCCTAAGATATTCGAGAAGCCTGGGGTCATTTACGAGCTTTCTCAGTGGTACCATAATCACTGCTTTGTGCTCGAACAAACCTGTATGAGGATTTCTTTGAATTTCTGGTTCTTGCGCTGTCTCAGCAACATACATTGTCGTTGCATCATGTACCAAGGGTTCTTCACCATACTTAAAATCTAGCTCTGTGATTGAAGCTTCTTCTTCAGCTTCTCTTAAGGCTGTATCAAAAGGTTTTTCACCGGGATCTATAACTCCCTTCGTTAGATCAATCTTGCCAGTATGTGTTAAGAGGCACACAACATCGTGCTCCCCTTCTTGATGCTTAATAATAACGACGCCTGCAGCTGGTGAGTAATTCATTTGATATCTCCGCAAATTATAAATATCAGTCAACTCGATCAAATCCTACAAACTTTAAATCGCCCATAGCTTTTTTTGCAGGCTTGCAAAGATCAGTAGTTAAATATTTCATTGCAGAATCACACAAAACCGTTGCGACGTTTTTGCCACCTTTTGATGCAATAGAAAGAGCTGCCCAGACATTTGCTCCTGAGGAGATTCCTGCTGAAAGCCCTTTCTGATTTAGCATTTGGGCGACAACAATTGCATCTTCATCATCTACTCTTATTTCTGAATGTAGAGCATTTAGCTTTAGAATCTTTGGGACAAAAGAATCTCCGATCCCTTCTATTCTATGCGTGCCGCCGTTTTCCTCGTGATTTAATGGAAAAACTGGATGAGATTTAAGGTTTATGTTTTCCATCTTAAGGATGGAAGACACACCCATGATCGTACCGCCAGTTCCAGCACCAGCAACAAAAGCATCCGGGCGAAGACCAAGATCTGCAAAAGCCTTTGCTATTTCTGGGCCTGTTGTCTCTCTATGTGCCTCAACGTTTTGCCAATTTGAAAATTGAGACGGGCAGAACACACCCTCTTTTTCGGCATCAGCGGCTGCCATTTCCATTGATCCTAGGAATCCACCCTGTTCTTGAGTAACTTCAACAACTTCAGCACCATAAAGACGCATGAGAGCTTTTCTCTCCTCGCTCATCCACTCAGGCATGTAGATCTTAACAGGATGGTCGAGGAATGCACCCATTGCTGAAAAGGCAATTCCAGTATTTCCAGACGTTGCCTCTACTATCAAATCTCCTGGGTTTAAAATGCCTGTAGTGTATGCATGTCTTAAGATCTTAATTGCCATTCGATCTTTGATGCTACCTGAAAAATTTACAGCTTCGTATTTGGCAAAGATGCTGACTGGTTTGTTATGAAAGACAAAATCTAGCTTTAAGAGTGGAGTATTACCCACCATAGACTCAATCCTAGCTAGCTTCTCTTCTATTTCTGGGCTAAGTTCTCTCATTATAAGTTCCAGATCTTGTTTTTTATTTTTGTCCAAGTGCTTTCGGGAGAGGTTTTCTCCTCTCCCTTTAGTCCAAAGGGTCTTCTTCCTTCTTCTTTCTTGGGCGCCCACGCTTTGGCTTTTCTTCAGCTTTCTTTTGAAGAGCTTCGTTTTCTCTTTTAAGGCTTTCTACTTCTTCCCTAAGGGAAGAAATCGCTTTGGCTCTTGTATTCAGAAGCTCTTTTTGATCCTGAATTTGCTTATCCTTATCGTGGATTCGAGTCCTATTCATCTCAAGCGCATCAATTGCAACAGTAAGCTCATTGCCCATAGCATCTAAAAACTTTTTAAGCAGAGAATCAAGCTGTTTTATCATCTCCTTCTTTTGCTGCAAAACCGGAAGGACATGTTCAGAAGCAGAAGCGTATCCTTCTTGTCGCCCCTTTTCGTATGCGTCATTCTTGACAAGAATCATCCACTCAGTAGAAGCATCAACAATAGTTCTAGTTTCGGCTGCTAATTTATTAGAGTCAATAGCAGATTGAATTACACCTTCTGATTTTTCAAAGCTTTCTTCTACAATTGATTTAGCATCGTCAAAAGTTTTGGCAAAACCCTCGATCTTCTCTTTAACTTTCTCATTCATATCTTACCTCGTGTACATGTCTGCAATCGCAGAAGCAAATGCATCGGGTTTAGTAATGCATTTAAATCCACAACCTTTTACCATACCAACCATTTCATCGTAAAATCTATTTGAATCGTACTTCTCATCTGGATTAATGTCAACATGTACTGTTATATCTCTTCCAGATAATTCTTGAACTTTTGAAGCAATATCAATTGAATCAAGTACTTCCATCTGCAATCTTTTATAAAGTGATTCTGGTGAATTTGGCTTCTTTACACGCCAAAAAACTATAACACCTTTGCCGGGCTCCCTGAAGCATATTGTGGTGATTAGTCTGAACTTCTCACCGCACAAGCATGAGTCGCTTCCTACATGTACGTTATATTTGTCAACTCTAAACTTTTCAATTTTTTCTGAGATATCAACCTCAGTGCCAGAAAGAGTTTTCCAAACACCTTCAATCATCTTCTTTTTCTTTCGACAAATTGTAGAACTTCTTAGCCACTTGATATCTCATGTAGTAATACGCAAAACAAACTGGCCACGCATATGTTGCAGGAGAAACTCCGATAAGAGCTATATCCAAAACAAACATCAATGCAAAAAAAACTAATGCAACTTGATAAAACAAAAGAAATCCATTCACTGTCATAACTCCTAGGGCGGAATGCCTAGAAGTAATTAGTAAGTTTTAAAAATTTCTAACAAATCGTCTGGGCTTTCGACAGCATGATGCTTACCGCACTTTGCAGCGATTTCCCAGTCATTTCCATAAGGAACAATATTATCGCCAAAAAACACGCAGTCATCAGGCTGCTCACTAATATTATTTAGCGCATACGTCTTATCCCAGCCAAGCCTTGTAATATCAATTGATATCTGTCCGCCTTTTCGAAAGGAAAGACCGTATCCTTTAAACTCTGTCTCAAGAAATTCGATGGCTTTATCTCGATCACCGGACTTTTTATCCCATTTTACGTAGTCTTCTCTTTGCTCAGAAGTGCAGTTTCGCCCAATCAAAGAGAAGTTAATTTGACTTCCTCGCCACTCAACAAAAGTACCAGTCTTATATTTAGTGTGATTCTTTGCAGCGTATTTAAGAAGAACTGAGATGATGTGATTTAGATCTGCTTGAGAATAATGATCTGTTAGATCAACCTTGTGGATCATTTCAGGCTCAAGCGCTCCAAACTCATCATCGGGATCAAGGCTAGTATTGTAAACTACAGTTCCATTACAACAGAAAACCTTATCAAACGCTTCTAGTAAAACATCTAGACCCATCTGCTCTTCCACTTTAGCATAGTTAGATCCTGTCACTAGATACATCTTATATTTAGAACAAAGCCTCCTCAGTTCCTGTTCAACGCTTTTTGTTAGTTTCTGCCTAGCAAGAGTTAAAGTTCCATCCATGTCAAAAATGAGCGCCTTAGTCAACGTCGGTATCCTCCACGATTGAGGCATCCACAGTGAGCATCAGGCCTGACACAGATGCAGCGTTCTCTAGGGCGCAGCGAGTCACCTTAACAGGATCAATAATTCCAGCTTCGATCATATCACCAAATGTGTCAGTTGAAGCATCGTATCCTTGCGAGCCGTCCATGTTAGTGATCTTTGCCATCACGATCACAGGTTCACCGCCGGCATTTCTTACAATTTGAGAAAGGGGTGCTTGGCAAGCCCTCTTAACGATATTTCTTCCGATAGATCTACCACTCACCCCCTTTGTAGTCTCGGATAGACTCGCCGCAGCGCGTACCAAAGCAACCCCTCCCCCAGGAACTATACCTTCTTCAATTGCTGCGCGTGTTGCGTTTAATGCATCGTCTACTCGGTCTTTCTTTTCTTTAACTTCGAGTTCAGTGGCGCCACCAACTCTAAGTACTGCAACGCCGCCATTCAGCTTTGCAATTCGGTCTCTTACAAAATCTCTCTCTTGATCTGAGATTGTGAAGTCATCTACTCTCCTTCGGAGCTCTTCTACTTTCTCAGATACTTCTTGAGTTCTTGTGTTGTCTCCTACGATAATTGTACTTGTTCTGCTGCAAACAATTTTCTTTGCTGTGCCAAGGTGATCGGTAGTCACATCAGAAAAATTGACTCCTGTGGCGTCAGAAACTATTGTCGCTCCAGTTAGAGTAGCTAAGTCGGACATGAGATCCAGCTTTCCTGCACCAAAGCCAGGAGCATTGATCGCACAAACCTCAAGCACACCTTTCATCTTATTGACAACTAGGCCTTGAAGAGCTTCGCCTTCAATTTCCTCACCGATAAACAAGATTGGGCGTTTTTCTTGAACCACTTTCTCAAGAACAGTCACAACATCCGATAGCGATGTAAGCTTTCTTGTTGTCAAGAAGACATACGGGTTCTTAAGCTCTGACGTCATCTTATCTGAATTGGTTGCAAAGTAAGGAGAAACATACCCTCTGTCTACTTGCATGCCTTCAACGACGTCTAGTGTGGTCGAAAATCCTTTGGCTTCTTCAACAGTTACTACTCCTTCTCGGCCAACTTTTTCAACTGCCTGAGCAATTAGAGCGCCAATATCAGAATCACCGTTTGCAGAAATGGTTGCAACCTGTGCGATCTTGTCTGTGGCTTCTACAGGATCTGCAAGATCCTTTAAATAACTTACTATTTCTTCAACGGCTTCATCGATTCCCGCTTTGATATCAGTAGAAGAGTATCCACTTGCAAGCATTTTCAGGCCTTCTGAATATATTGCTTGCGCCAGGGTTGTCGCAGTAGTTGTACCGTCACCGGCGACATCGTTGGTTCGAGATGCTACTTCCTTTACCATTTGAGCGCCTAAGTTAAGGAACCTTTCCTTAAGATTAATAGCTCGAGCAACTGACACACCATCCTTTGTCACAGTTGGTGGACGATCAGGGTGCTCGATAACTACATTCTTGCCCTTTGGTCCGAGCGTAACTTTAACAGCGTTGGCAAGAATATCTACGCCTTCCAGGAGGCGTTGGCGCGCATCGTCATTAAAGACGACCTTCTTGTTAGTTTCGTATTTCATTCTAGTCTCTTAAGATTCTTCTGGATGTAACTTCTAGCAAGTTTGTTGGGACTTCGACAACTCTTCGATTTTGAGTAACTACATTAAAGGCGACAAACAAGTCGCCTTCCTTTAAAACAACTTCTTCTTTTTCAATGACTTTTTTCTGCCTAAGAGCATTTATAACATCATCATTTAAATACTTCATCACATACTTCTTTCAAATATTCTGTTGGGTATAATCCAAATTTTATTGTAGTTTACGTTATATCTTGTAGCTAAAAGCTTTGCATACAACTCATGCGTCTCATCAGACATTTTATTTTCAGCATCTATAGTTCCCATTTTAAGGACTTTATTACCGTCCTCAACTAAGATCCTATATGAAAGTATGCTGCCTGTATAAATTTCTTGCATTGGTATAACATTCACTATTATTCTATGAAAAAAAGCACAAATAGTAAATGCTAATTTTGAACTTTTGGAACCCAGTGTGTCGTGCGACCGTCAGCAGTTTTTTCTCTTACGACAGGATTTCCGTTAGGATCAAACTTTTTACCGTAGACCAAAAATCTATCAGTGGCAGTGCCGACATCACCGTAAAAATCGGCATAAGATTTAATAGTTGCACCACCAGACTCAAAGGAATTCACCAGCACTGATCTGGTAGTCTTATTCAAAAGCACTATCTCATCTGAAGTTAGATCGCTGACGACTCTGTTTGGGCTGATCTTTGCAAGATAAAGAGCTTCAGCCTTGACGTAATTTCCAACCCCAGACAGGACGGATTGATCCATTATTGCTTCAGCGATAGTTTTATTGTGCTTTTTTGCCAGGCGCTCGGCGAACAACCTGTTCGGGCACTCCTCAGCTAATAGATCTGGACCTAACGAGTTAAGCTTCTCAACGAGAGGATCTTTGCCTTGAACGATCTTTAGAGTTCCAAAATTACGCTGGTCGTTAAAATATAAATCGCCTTCATTCAAACAAAGCTTTACTCTGCTGTGCTTTTTCTGCTCAGCAGACCAAGATCCAGTCATACCTAGAGTATTCCAGATGCTCCACTGATTATCGAGCAGGAAAAAGATGAACTTTCCGTGGACTCCGGCACCTTGGATCTTTATGGGAAAGTCGTCTTCAAACTTCTCAATATTCTCTATCGGTTTTTTCGTATACCTGCCTGTGAGTATTTCTATTGACTTTATTGTCTTGTTAGAAACTTGCTCAGCAAGCTGCAATGCCATTCTTCTACATTCTGGTCCTTCAGGCAAAGCTTTCTCCTTCTAAGATATCCTCGAAAGTCTTGATAAACTTATTCCAGGGTTTTTCTTTTAAAACAGAACCAAACTCCCAACCTTCAAACGCTTCTTTAATAACTTGAGTGTTGAGGTCAGGTTCAACGACTTGAATACCGTCGATTTCGGTTTGAGTAAGTGCATCAATTCTAATTAAGCTTAAGTTTCTCAAAAACTGTGCTTCCCACTCAGGATCCTCAAGCTTTTTCTCAAAGAGTTCAGGATCTCTCACAATCTTTTCCGCAGTCTTATCGCCATGTCGAGGAATGCCAGGCACATTGTCTGTAGCATCGCCACGAATAGCCTTCCACTCTAAGTAGTCATAGTCAGGAGGTGTAACAAAATCTTTTTTAATTGGATGATAAAGCTTGATCTGTGGGTTCTCATCTGTTAGCAGCTGAATGAAATCAGAATCACCTGAGGCGATCACGACGTCATCTTCCTTGTGCAACCTTGCGTAGTGAGCAATGATGTCGTCTGCTTCAAAATCGGGATGGCGGACAATAGTAAAAGGAAACGCCTGATAGAGCAACTCTACGCACTCATCTTTTTGCCTGAAAAAGTCCTGCATGGTTTCCCACTTTGGATCAGACTCATCGATCTTTCGATTTGCTTTATAGTCGCCGTCTAGCTGGATTCTTTTCTTTGGGCTACCTTCGAGCACAAAATACACCTTGTCAGGTGACATCTTTTCAATCAGCGGTCGGAGAGACCTGAAGAACATGTACGTGATTGAATGTGCACCGCGGTTGTAGCCCGCTCGTGCACGGTGAATGAGATTATGACCATCGAGAATGAGTACTTTCATCCTACCTCCTGTGGTAATATTATACTCACAAAAGGCGCAAATTACATTTTAGTTTTGAGGTGCGGAAACAGGCTTCTCTAGGCGAACAACACCCTTAAGATTTCTCACTTTTTTCAAGAGCTCCTCAACAAAAGCTGCGTCTCCACCAGAACCCTCAACAGGCAAGTAAGATATCTCAACTGGTACCTTTGATCGATTACCGACCTTCTTAATAGCATCTCTCTGATACACAGTCGATACCCCTTCCATCACACGAATGCGAGTAAGGAGGTTGTTTAGAAGATAGGAGTTATCATAGACCAGAATATAAGTTTTAGACGGTGGATTAATAACAGTTCTACGAGAAGCCTGCTCATTAATCTCATGTCTTACAATGTTTCTAACTAGGTCTTTCATTTGGACGCTCCGATATTAAATATTCTGCTACTGGGTATTTTTTATCTCTACGCCCGAATCACCTAAAGAAATTGTGAACTTACCGGCATCTTCACCTGCCGTAATAATAGCATTGGCGAGGGCGCCTTCTACGTGTTTTTGAGTCCACCTTCTAATCGCTCTAGCACCAACTGTTGGGTCGTATGTCTCTTTGGCAACCTTGTCGTACATCTGAGGATCAAACTCAACATCGATACCTTTCTTCTTAAGGCGGCGGGCGATGTCATCAAGAACGTTCTTCGCGATTCCTGACAGGTTGTTTTCTGCCAGAGGATTAAAAACAGCAATGTCATCAATTCTGTTTAGAAGCTCAGGTCGGTATTTGGACTTGAGAAGATCCATAACTTTTTCACGTGTCTCTTCTGTGATATCACCGTCTCTCTCAAGAGCCTCGAGAAGCATGTGAGAACCGATATTTGATGTCATAATCACGACAGTGTTCTTAAAATCAATTAGACGACCTTGACCGTCGGTAAGACGGCCGTCATCCAAGAGTTGGAGTAGAACATCAAAGACTTCTGTGTGTGCTTTCTCAATCTCATCTAGAAGAACAATCGAGTAAGGTCTGCGTCGAACTGCTTCTGTGAGCTGACCACCTTGCTCATAACCGACATATCCTGGAGGAGCACCGACCATTCGAGAAACTGTATGCTTATCACCGTACTCAGACATATCAACTCGAACCACGTGATCGTAGTCATCAAACATAATCTTTGCCAAGCATTTTGCCAACCACGTCTTACCTACACCTGACGGGCCTAAGAATAAGAATGATCCGATTGGCTTGGTCTCATCCGATAGGCCGGCTCGAGATCTAACGATCGCATCAGCAACAGCCTTGACTGCTCTTTCCTGTCCTAGCACTGTGCCATTCAGATGACCTTCAAGGCCAGCAAGCTTCTCTTTCTCAGACATGCTCAAATCTGCTGCAGGAATACCAGTCCAAGCGGCGACAACTTCAGCGATCTCCATCGGAGTGATCTCATCTTTCATCATCTGAGAGTTTTGCCTTGCTGATTTCACGGCAAACTCAGCAGTAGACAATGCTGAAGTTGCTAGCACCTTGTCGACTGTTGTCAATCTCTGTAGACCCACAGCATCTCCGACAGCTTGTGCATCTTGGATCTTGGCTTCGATATCAATCAGCTTAGATTTCGCATCCTTGAATTTATCCATTGCAGCCTTTTCAGCATCGAACTGTCCTTGCAAGGCGTTTCTTTTTTCTCTGGCTCCCGCAAGCTCTTTTCTCATCTCAGATAATTGCTGATCTACACCTACTTCTTTCTCTAAGCTTTCGATCTCAACCTCTAAGATCATTACTTTTTGATTTAGAGATTCCAGCTCAGGCGGTGCTGATGTATTGTCTGCACGAACTTTTGCTGTCGCTTCATCGACAAGGTCAATCGCTTTGTCAGGCAAGTTTCTGGATGGAACGTACCTCTCGCTTAGTTCTACAGCAGAGATTAGAGCTGCGTCTCTGATTTGTAAGCCGTGATACGCCTCATAAGAATCTCTAAGTCCTCTGAGAACTGCCATTGTTTGACGTGTTGTGGGAGGCTCAACATAGACTGTCTGGAATCGGCGTTCGAGAGCTGTGTCTTTCTCAATGGAGTTTCTAAACTCATCTTCTGTTGTTGCTCCTAACACTCTAACACCGCCTCGATCCAAGTAGGGTCTAAGCACGGAAGCGATCGAAGAGCTTGAGTTATCAGAGGGGCAGATCATGTGAATTTCATCTATAAACAAGATGATGGGAATCGCAGCTTCCTCAACTTGATCTAAGATAGAAGCCATCTTCTCTTCCAGATCACCTCGATGAGATGCTCCTGACAGGAGTGATGACACGTCCAGTTGCAGTAACTTAGCCCCTTCAAGATGGGAAGGAACGTCACCACGATGAATCCTGTGCGCTAAGAGGTGAGCGATGGCTGTCTTACCAACACCAGGCTTGCCGATGATGACAGGATTGTTCTTCGTTCGGCGGCATAAGATTCGAATAACACTTCTAATCTCATCTTCGCGCCCGATGACAGGCGGGATCTTGCCCAAAGCAACTTCAGAGACCAGCTCTCTACCTGACTGAAAGAGAAGCTTTAAAGATCTTCCTTCTCGGCGATTCTCAACTTTCTTGCCTTGGCGCTGGATCTCTATCTCTTTCTCAACTGCTTCCTTCGTGACACCGGCTTCAAGCAAGTACCTGTGAGCAGGCTGAGAATCTGCGGGCTCAGAGAACATCTGGAGAAACAAGATGGAGGAGCTAGCGAACGCATCGCCCTTCGCCTTCGCTTCGAGTTGAGCTCGATCGAGAACACGAAGCAAGCGGGGAGAAACTGTGAGAGTGTCCTCATGCGCATTTTGGCTAGGCATCTTCTTCATCTTTGTCAGATGTTCATTAAGTTTTCTTCTTAGGTCTTCCCGATCGATTGATAGCTTTGCGAGAATAGACCTGACTGGACTGTCTTCCTGCTGGAGCATGCAGACTAGCAGGTGCTCCGGATAGGGCTGTGGATGATCTAATTTTTTCGATAACTTCGAAGCAGCTTGCAAAGCTGATGCGGCAAGATCAGTAAAATCTTCAATGAGCATGTAAATCTCCGATTACATGACTACGTATGGTACGAATTAAAATTTTACTCGAGCGCGAGTGCCATCTTCCAAGACGAACACGTTATCTTCTTCGATCACTTCAGGTTGATCGACGGAAACGTCTCGAGTGACAACTCGATCGAGGGAGCCGCCGAACAGGTTCTGTTTCAGTTCCTTCGAGCGAGAGTCAACTTGATCACACATGTTCGTGATGTTTCGTGTCACGTTGTCCACCAGAAGTGTTTTCACTTCTTCGAGATCCTCGTAGACGTCACCTTTCAGGCGCCTCAGATCGATCGGATCAGAGGCTTCCTTGTGGCACACAAGATAAGTCACTTCCTCGCCTTGCAAAGTCTTTCTCACGACTTCTTCGGCAACGAGAACAGGAACGATCTTGAGTTTATCGACCATCACCACGTAAAGGGCTTGGCCGACCTCGTATCTTCTACCTTCCACGAAGCGCCTCGTTCAGCTCATCAGTGCACACCAGGACGTTGTCCTGGCGACCTTGAGTCTGCTGATACACGGAAAGATCAAGGCGGGAGAGCTCCTCCAAGAGCTTGGTCTCCTCGCGATGACCTCCGTAGGTTTCGTAGATTTTTAGCAGTCTTTTTACAGTAGTTGGGTGTAGACGCATTTGGCGACTCCTTACCCAATACTATAATCAGTAAAGAATCAGATGTTTACTCAGCAGGAACAAGCTTAAAGGTCTTGTCACCCATCTTCATGTGAAGCTCGCCGTCCATCTCATAGAGAGTTCCCTCTTCCATGTCGCCGTGCATGCCTTCTTCCATGTCGTAGTCGCCCTCTTCCATCATCTCTTCTTCTTCCATTGTCCCGCAGCTAGATTCTTCCATGTCCTCTTCTTCGAGAACATCACCTGGCTGCTCTTCTTCTTCAGGAAGCGGTGAGGACATGTGGGTGTCTGCACCCTCGTCCATGTCTTCTTCTTCTTCCATCAGACGAACGGAACCACCTGTGAACTCATCCAGGTCCAAAGCACCTTCTGCGATCATCTTGCGAATGGTGCGACGAACTGCCTGGCGAACCTCGGACTCGTTCTGGTCTGCTTGGCGAGCTTGAGCGGACTCATTGAGTGCCTCTGCTTGCTCACGGACGATCTCGTGACGAACTTCGGAGGAAGCCAATCCAGCGAGAGCTGCTAATCTGTTTGCGCTAAAATCCATCTTAAAATCTCCTTGTGTACACAAAAGATGTGTTGTCAAACGTTATTAAGTATGACACAGCAAATGATTTATACCACGCTGTGCAGATCGAACGAGTACTTTCCTGGGTCGGTGAGCCAGTACTGCTTCCTCTTCAAGAGGCGGTCCAGCTTTCGACGTAAGATCCCGTGCTCCTGTTCGATCCGTTTGTTAAGTTTATCAAGTTGAGCCGGGGCAGTGGTGGTCTTGGCCCTGGTTGTGACTTCTTCCGTGATCGTGTCGAACTTGTCTCGGGCGGCTTGTGTGAGACTGTCGATCTTTTGAATCTCGAGCTCGTTCTTGTTGATCACCCCGCCCCAGAGAACCGTGCACTTCTTCATGCCTTCATGTTTCTTCATGGCAACCTTTCCGCGGGACCCCGGGGAAAGGGGCCTGAAGTCATCAACTGTCAATCCCTCGAAAAGCAGAACAGTGAACTTATCAAAACTGGGAGAAGCAATAAAGTACAAATAGTCGAGAGATTCCTTTTGCAAAAGAGTCTCATAATCCGACTGAAAGCTGATTGCTCCTGACTTGTTTACTGTTGTCAGCTTGCACTCGATCTCCTTGTCAATGTCACCAATATAAACATCGGGCATTCCAGGAGCACCGTCTGAAACGACATTAACGTACTTCTCTTGCAATGTCCTCGCAAGAAACTCCTCTTGAGCCATCGACATGAAGATGTTTCTTCTGCCTAAGTTAGACTCAAGATCCATACCAAACTTATCAAAGCTTCCCTTTAAGTCTCCGTAAAAATTGACCATAGAGGTAAGCGTCTTTTTAATGTCGTCTCTGGTGATGTACAAGGTTTACTCCAAGTTAGTTTTTACGTTCTGGGTAATTTGCTGGCCTGCTGCGATGGCCTCTGCCATGGGTTGCAAACCTAGGGAAACTCGAACTTCATCGTAAAGCTCTGGGCGAAGATTGGACTTAAGAACAGCCATGTCTGCGTACTGGTGCATGTCCCACTCAAAAACAGGGAGTTCTTCACCATCGGCACCCGGTTCAACTTCTCCCGTATCTTGGGATTCAAAGATGTAAAGAAGGGATGGCATCGTCTCATCTTTGGGAACTTGAATAAAAGGAAAGTTGCTGGCAACTCCTTCTGCAGATTCCTCATACATGATCTCTGGCACCCAGTTATTTCTCTTGTTAGACATTTTAGATCTCCTCATAAAGTTAAATGTCAATTATGAAAACATTATACGCACAAATTTAAGAATGGTTAACATCCACCAAACGAAACTACATCGGGGCCAACAAGAGTAAACCAGATACTCTCCTTAGACTCATGGGGTAGTCCATCGGGAAGACCAGTGATGAAACTCTCTTTATCTCTGCTTCCCATCCACTTACGCATGTCTTCACCTCTAACGTTAGCAGTTTCGCTCATATTGACTGGTCTTCTAAAGACGTTGGTGTCGACAAAGCTATCGGGCAAAGCCTTGGATAAGGATTTTTCATTGTAGCGTTCGATGTCTTTAGGATCCGAGTAGATATTAAACACATCCGAGGAATTGCATTCTGCAGCATTCTCCAGCATCTCGTAAACCTTTCTAACTGGAGCGTAGCCTGAAGGTAACAGTTCTAGGTTATCTTTGGCATTTTCCGGTAAAATATGAACCAAGTGATCATTCCAGACCTTTTCCATCTGAACGCCGGAAACGGGTACTTGTTTCGACCTCTTTCGATCTGTAAGAGAAACTATCACGTGAACAACATCATTTTCCTTGCAAGCGATCTCTACCATTCGGTGATGACCCTTGTGATAAGGCTTAAATGCGCCTGCTACGATTCCAACTCTCATTACTTGCTCCAATCTTTGTTTAACCCTAAAACTTGATTTAGCGGTGCGAAAATTCCTGTAAGCTTGTATGACTCGCCGTTAAACTTAAAAACTATGCCTTCCTGAGATGACGTGATTTGTGAGCTTTTAGTTAATTGATCTGCGCACTTTTGCAAGATCTTAACATCCCGATCTGTGCCTCGATTAGTTGCCACAAGAAGAGCTTTCTCGTATTCTCTTTGCAACCTCTTGACTTCCGAATTATGATCGGAAACCAGATTTGATGCAGTATTATCCAGTGCATGAAAAGCAACTTTGCGAACCACCCTAACGATAGGTGACAAATAATCTTCTCTGATTTCTTTTCTGCGTTTCATGATATCGCGCAGCGTTGCCTTGAGAGCAGTATTCATGCCTTTCGTAATAGAGGGTGCTGCAAGAGCTCCTTCCTCATCAAACATTCTTTCCATTACAAGTTGTGTGTAATCATTGCCCAGATTAAGATGAGCCAAAAGATCTTCATCGATCTTTTTTGCAACAAAATCCTTGAGGGATGCATTGTGATGCAGACCAGAAGATACACAAGCCTCATCCAAAACAGTCACCGCTGATGTGAACTGTGCATACGACAATTTATTCACATTCGCGCTAAAAGAAGTTCCGATCTTCCAGGTCAAACCTTGGACATCAACAGCTCTTGGAAGTGAGTCTGTCAAGACTTTAAATGCCTGCTCATGCGCTTTTGTTGAGATAGCATGCCCAGTCACAGAATCTCGAGAACCAGTACCATCCCAGTGAAAGATTAGTGCACAAGTGTCATATTTGATCACATTAGGATTCGCAGTGTGAATGATCTCTGCAGAATACCAGGTATTGTCGCCAAAGACTCGATCAATTTTATCAGCGGGCCATCTGGAAAACAGCTCAGTAGCCACGAGCGCAGCATCACGAAAAGCGATGTGAACTGGACCTCTTCCTGCAAAACGATCATCAATATCTTTGGCGGAAACCTTACCGTCTTTGATATCAGACAAGTTGCGAGCAAACCAAGGTGTTCCGCTTGAATCAACATGGAGAAAGATATTTTGTCCGTCAAACTTCTCGCAAGCAGAATCAATCTCACCGTTTGCAATTCGAGCAAACATTGCTTTTAGATCCCTAAACCTCAAGTCGAGGTTATCATAAGGATGCATCAGATGACCGTGAACTGCGCCCATGTTGTATCTCCTTTGGTGCTATTATACACTAGGAGATTTGATTTACACAAAAACTATTCTTCTGAGATTATTACTTTTTGCTTTTCTTCTTGATTAGCTTTTTCTTTTTCTAATCTGTCACGAGTTTTTCTGGCACGCTTAAGACTGGCTCTGAGGTGTCTTACAGCTTGAGAAAGAACATACCTTTCGCGTTCTCTCATTCCTCGCCGATCTCGAATTGAAACAAGCTCCTCGAGATCTTTCTCGACTTCTTCGATATATTCTTCCGATGCGAACCCTACTTTGTTTCCCTCGCGGGTTCTTCTAAGTTTTGTCTCGACAAGTGATTTCGCCTCTTGACGAATGATCTCTCTTAGATTGTCAATCGAATCAGACATTGTACCTCTCGCTATGCTTCTTCTACTTTCTCTAACGTTCCGTTATCAAGTGCTATCTTAAATGACTCGTAAATATAATTCTTAATATCAGCTAACTGTACTTCGCTTTCTTGCTTGTTGTACCGCTCGCAAACTCTATTAATAAATTGCTGCGTATGTTCGACCTCTAAAGTTCCGCCATTCGGCAGATAAATTGTAGTCTTTTCCAAGTTTACCTCTCTTACTGTGCCACTTTAATCGGTGGCGCGATTTCTTCGGGGGAAGATGATGGCTTAGCTTTTTGCTGTGGCTCTGCTTTCTTTTCTTTGCTAGCAACAGCCTTTGCAGTCTTATCAGATGCCTGCATCACAATCTCTTCATCGGGAGATTCTGCATCGGCTGCAGGAACTCCGTCAACGATCACGTCAGAAAGACCTTCCAAAAACTCAGAAAGTGCCAAGCGTTCAACGGGTGAAAGCTTGTTAAAATAATCATCAAGATTATCTCTCACATCTCTGTCTTTTAAAGATCTTCCGCTTCTAATCTGGTTGATAGAGTAAAGAATGTTCTTCAAGTCGACATCGTCTGGCGTCTTGGGCTTTTCAGGTGCACGATCGGCAGCAGAAGGTCTTTGCATGGGATCTTTTTCTGCATCCTCTTCGGGCTTTGCTGCAGCTTTGGGTTTTTCATCAGCGGGTTCTTCCTCTACTTCTTCCTCTTCTTCTTGCTCTTGCATCTTCTTGTAGAGTTCTAGTTGTCGCTGACGCTCTTCTTCTGCAACAACGTCTTGTGCGCTCTGAACGCTTGTTTCAACTATTCTTTCCAAGAAAGATCGGAGCTCAGCCCCTGTCTTCAATACTTGTTTCATTTCTTTCTCCACACAGTGCGATTTTGAGGGCGCTCTCTATAAAGCTTGTTATAAGTTTGCTGTGGTGTATCTTTTCCTGTCCCGACGATTTCCTGCTTTCTCTTCTTGATTTCTTCTTGGCGGCGAATTTGATCATCAATGAATTTGTCAAATTGAGTTTTTTGAGTCTTGGGAGGCTCAGGAGTTTTGTTGTCTTTAGTCATTTTTCTTATTCCTTTTTTGGGCCTTTGTTATCAAGATAGACACATCATAATTATCTTCTGAAAAAGTGTTTGCCTTGCAAGACCACTGTCCACCCTTAACATTTTTTTCTAGAACAGTGTTTTCACCTGCCATAATGCTTAATACATCAGGTTTTTCATCAGAGAATATCCCGGCTATGTCTTGTGAGAAGCATGATCCTTCTATGCTAATCACTTCTGACGTCTCTTCAAGAGACTTCACATAGATTTTAGATCCCGCTAGCTCAACAACAAGATTGCCATTATCATCAGCAACGGGATCGGCCAGTTGCTCAGGCCCTATTTTTCCCTGCAAGCTCTTTGAGATAAAGAGTCTATCTTCGTTTAGCATTTCCACAAGATCACCTAGCTGTATCTCTAAAAATTAGGTCTGCGAGGCGCGCCAAATGGTGATCGACTTCTGTGATAGAATTAAGATCTCGAGTGTAGATCTCAACGTGAATCTCATTCTCATCGATAGTCATTCTAGCATGATGCTGCATTTGATCTTGCTCCTCCATAAACTCTATCAAGAAAGCTTTTCTATGTTCAGGAGTCATAAAACTATACGTTTTCATCAAACGACGTGGCGATTCAACAATTTCCCAATCTACTCGACCGGGAATTGCGTGTACTGGCAATGTCTGTGGCATTGTTGTCATACCCTGTAAAAAATCAGGGACCTTCCTCTCAGGCGCAGAAGACCTTAAATTATCGCTAATCTCTTTGAGAAGAGAACGTTTCAAGGTTAACCCTCCTGAGGCTCTTGATATTTAGGTACTACAAAATCCTTGCCAAGCTGCTTTGCAACTTCTTTTCTGTTCGCGTCGCCACCTAGGATCCTGACTAGTTCATCGTAGCCTTCCTTGTCTCCGCGATCAGAAAGACCTTTTACAGCTAGTTCTAAAGCAGCCTTGCCATTATCTTTATTGAAATGGAATTTCCTCATACTCTTTTCAGCACCTGGAAAATTGTCTCTAACTGCAAGGTAATAATGAACGAGCGACGTGTAATCATCAAGCAGGTTTCCGCCTTCTTTCGCACCTTCTTCGCTTTGCCGCAAATAATTTAAAACGTCTGCTGCAGCATCAGGATCAAGCTCAGGCATCTTACCAGCCTTCTTTACTTCTTTCTTAAATTCTGCAGACCACGGGAGAGAGGCAAGCAAGAATTTTTGAATCGGCTTTGCGTCTTCTGGTGCGTCTTGAGTTATTGATATCAGTTCTTCTTGGAATTTATCTGGGCCCATTGCCAAGCCTGCCAAGAATTTCATAAATCCTGCATCTCGAATATTTCTAAACGCGCTATTGGAGATTGATTTTCCTACATCAAGCATGATCGGCGCGTATTTGCCTCTAAGTGCCTCAGGCATATCTTTGTAAGTCATAGTCGGCAGAGATTCAAGCTCTTGCCCGAGGTCCGACTTTATAAACTCTTCTTCAACATCGATTACTTGATCTGGAGTAAGAAGAGTATCAAGCATGCGATCATCTTCAAGAGCGTCAATCTTAGCAACTAACTCTTTATCATCTGAAAACATCTTTTTAGCGATCTTAACTTTTTCTTCATCTGACTTGGTAGTTAACTCAACTGCAACTCGGGACTGCTCAGCACTGTGCTTAGCTTGAGCTTCTCTTTCCTTGCGCTGCTTTTCTCTTTGTGCCTTTGAAACTCTAGGTTGATCTCCAAGCATAGCAGCAAGATCAGCTTCAGGTTCCTCTTCTTCTTCCTCGTCCTCGACTTGACCAGTGTATGCGGTCACTTTATCTTTGGGAGGGACAACAGCGTAAATTTTTCTACCGGGAGGCTGAGGTGCTTGTTTTTGTACAGGCTCGTCAACTTCCTCTTCTTCCTCTTCGTCCTCTTCTTCACCTCTCATCTTGATTTTCTCAAGATCTGGGTCTTCATATCCCACGCCTTTTGCAGCGTCGATATCAACCGTATAAGGCATCATCTGCTCAACTATGGCTTCAAGAAGAGGCAAGATATTTGTCTGCTCAGAAACGATATCTTGCGGATTCATCTCGGCACGCTCTTTCGCTATTCTAAGAGCTTTATCTACTAGTTTTCTAATTGCTTTAAAAACAGCGGGAATTAGATCATCAGGAACGTCAGCAAGTAGCTTCTCTGATGCTACCATTAGCTCATCGTGATCTGTGGGTTCATAATTCACATCCTGGACGGGCGGACCCAAGTCTTCCTGACCTACAACAGGATCTGCTTCAATTGGGAGGTGCGCAGTAGCATCTCCATCAATGACTGGTGCGCTTACATCTTGCTCGAGCAAACTCTTAACAAGCTCTCGAACGGCTCTTTCTGTTACCTTAATAGACATTTAAATCTCCGGAGACAATCCAGTTATAAATATCGTTTCTGGCAGAAATAATAGCTACTTAACTTGATTAAGTGACCAAGCTGCTGCCATTGTTATCGCAACCCCTGAAACGACGCCTATAGTTAACCACATTCCTGTTCGAGGCTGCTTTAATCTTTTAATCTCTTCTGTCAGAAAGTCAATCTGTTCTTGTCTTATCTTTAATCTTTTATCAGATAGTTCTTTTTGCACTTCGATTTGAGCTTTTAGCTTATCTTTTTCTGCAGTGCACCATGCATCTGATTTTTCCTGCTGTTCTTTTAGCCTAAGTTTGCATTTTTCTTCAGCAGAAGTCAAGTTAACTATAACGCTTGGAACTGCATCAGACCTAATCAAGACTCCGTCGCATGCGGCAACTTCATCTTTTTTTATCGGAGTGATCTGAGCACACTCAGCCTGTGCAATACCAGGTGAGAGCAAAGATACCAAACAGATAAAAGAAATTAATCGTTGCACGGCAATCCTGCAAGAGCCATAACACTTACAAGTCCTGGTAGTGCGTCACGAACATAGATCCCTGAGAACAGTGTATTTGTTCTTCCGCCAACATATGCAGTAGCAGCTTCCAAGTGCCCACTAATATCAACATCATTAGCGTGATCTTCGGTGATCACCTGCAAAAGAACACCTGTCTCAGCATGGCCTGTTGGTTTTGGGCATGGAGAGTTATTAATGCAACTCTGATAAAGTTCGACACCAAGATTTGTACTTGGCTGGACGATTGCAGACCCCAGAACAATCCTGCCGGTTGCACTAAGGAACCTCTCAAGATCCTTGCCGTCAAAAGCTTGGATTGGAGATTGCTCGCACGCAAGGCGCAAAAGCTGCCAGAACATCTTAGCAAACGCCTTGTTCGCTGCCGGATACAAACCGAGGACACCAACTTTACCTCTGAAAGAGTTCAGCTGACGTTCGTTGTCAAGTACGATGTGAGGATTATCTGTGACATCTGATTCCAAAGACTTAGCATTGCTCTTGATCGTTGCGTTTAGCTTCTCTTGAGATGTAGGTGATGTGACAACATAAACAACCTTGCCAGATGCTTCATTAATCTCAAGGAATCTCTTAAAAACAGGATCCAAGATTGCTGCAGAAGAACCAGTTCCACCTCCGCCGCCGGCGCAAACGAAAAGCCAGTCGACCTTGCCAAGCCTGGTGCGCAGAGCATCTTCAACCAATGCACTGTTTTCATTGAGAACCTTGCGACCAAGTTCAATATTCTTTGCAACACCATCTGCACCCGGAAGTGCCAGCAGATGATCCTTATCGATTCCTGATTGGAAATCCTTATCCGTAGTGTTGATCAAAAGTGTCTTTGTAAAACCCAAGTCTAGGAACGCTTTGGCAATCTTACAGCCGCCGCCGCCAACTCCTACAAAAGCACAATTAATTGCAGACTCAGCTTCATTTTCAGGAAGAAGATTTGCAGACTCCTCCTGGTCTTCGTAATGGTCAACAAAATCAAATTCACTCATTGGTATACTCCGTCCAATTTACTTTTCTATTATAACTCTTACTCGTCTAAAGATAAACCCGTTGCTTCAGCTAGTTTTTTAGCTAATTCTTCTGGGCTGAGATTTGTGTCTTTAACAATCTTTTCTATTTCTTTCTTTGTTTTTCGATCAAGCTTTTTGTTTTCTTCTGCGTACTTTTCATCAATCTCTTTTAGAATCTTTTTTAGATTCTCATCGATCTCAGCGTTTTGCTTAGCTAACTCTTGATGCGCATCTTCAATAGCTTCAAGTTCTTTATCACGAGCTTTCTTTTGCTCGCTTAAGATCTCCCAAGGATCAACATCTTTGCCTCTAAGTAAAAATAAAAGACCGAGGCCGATCATAAAAGCGCCGAAGATTAAAACAGTAGCTTTTGAAGAAACCCAAAGCTTCTTTATTGATTTAAGCAGAGAAGTCATTTGCCTTTCCACTTCAAAAACGCATCAATAGCAGCCTGGCCGCCGATATAAACAACTGACAGGAATGTCCATTGCTCCCCTGTAAGAAGCTCTCCATAAAGAAAACCACACGAGCAAAGCCATACTAAAAACTTTCTTGATATAAACTTGGAAACGTGCTTGTCAACAAATGCTGGCATCATTCTTCCTCCTCATCTTCGTCATAAACAAAACCGAGAAATTTCACATCATCATTGTTTTTGCCTTCAGGAGAATTTTGAAAATCCAACATTCTTAAGACTGTGCTATTAGTTTTACTTATTGATGAAATGAACTCCACGTGCTTGTCTAGTCGATTATTAATTATCTCGATAGTACCAAGAATTGATACAACTGTCTGTTCAAGAGTATCAACTTTTTGCTGCAGCTCTTCAATTTTTAGCTTTTGTGTGCTGTTTTTTCTCCAAAACATTTAGATATCATCCGGATCGAGTGATTGGTCCTCGATAGCATCGAATATTGACTCAGCGTCTGTCTCTGAAAGTCTTTCGATGTGACGCTCACGTTTCTTTCTAGCTATGGTGTCTAGCACTCTGTGCGCAAAACCATCTCCCCTAACGACTCTTTGGGCGAAGTCTTCAAAAACTTCCTGCATCGACAGTTTCTTTTTGATAAGTTCAATTCTGAACGCTGCGTGAGTCTCAGTTAGAAGCTTGACGTGTATAGATTTTCTATGATCGAAATCTTTATATTTGCTCAATCAGGCCGCCGATCCTCCACCGGGTCCTGCACCTTTTGCGGGCGGGGGTGGAACATCTGTGTCAAGAACTCTCTCAACTGCATCTTCAGGTAATTCAAGTCTATGCTCAGTGTAGAGAAGTTCTTTCATTTCATCTGCAGTCGCATCATCATAATTTTCTCTGACGTAGTTTTCAGCACGCACAAGAATTACGGTCACGATATCTAAGATTCTATCTGGCATCGAAGCTAATCTAGCAACTCTCTCTGTGAACATTTGAACATCCAGAGAGGGCTTAGCTTCAGGAAGATCTTCTTCTGCGGCTTCTTCTGGTGCTTCTTCGGCTTCAGGCTCATCCTCCTGGTCCAGGACTTGATCAGGTTCTGGTTCTGCCTCAGGCTCACCGAGCTGCTCGAGCAAATAAGAAAGAGATTGTGGAAAACTATTTTCGCTCAGATCGCCTTGATCTGCACTATCAGCCGCAACAGTATCGTATTTGATCAAGAGAGCGTCGATTTGAGCATCAAGAGAATCGGGCATATCTTTCTCATCATTCTCATCTTGCTCATTGATTGTCTGTGCCATCTCAAGAATAATCTTTCTAATTGTTTCTTCCATCATTAGTCTCCTTACTTGAGAGCCTGTGCAGCTTTTTCAGCACGTTCAAATCGGCTTTCAATAACATTCCAATTCAATTCTCTCATCATGTTCTGCGTGTATTCAGAAACATCCTTGAGATAATCTTTGTAATAAGCGTGCTGCCAAACATCCATCACGACGACAGGAATCACACCGACTGGAACATTCAAACTATGAAGGTCTACGACATAGTTCATATATGTTTGGGTGAATATGTTGTAACCTGTCACGACCCAACCACATCGAGATGCTGAAGCGCAGGCGAGGAAATCTCTTTGCCAATCATCAAAAGACCCGAAGTCTCTCTCAAGTCGCATGTAAACAAGCGTGTTCATTGTAATCTCACTTTGAAGATCACCAATGTTAGCAAAGTAAAGCTCGTGCAAGTAAACAGCGTTCAAGTTATAAACTTCGTCAATCTTTAGTGATCTGAAAAGCGAGTGATTTCCGCTTGCGTTTGTACGAGAAACCGCATCGAGCTCGGCGCTAATTCTATTGAAATCTTTAACATATTGCTCATAAAGCTCGTAATGATTCTTTTTATTTGCCTGCGAAAGAGCCTCTGTTGGAATCGAATAAGTCTTGGTTTGAGCAACTAGTGCCTCATTTAAAGACTCATTTTCTTCAGTAGATTCAATCTCAAGCGTGTTTTTAATAAGTTCGGCGACTTCATTCTTTTTCATATCACTACTCTACCTTATAATTCTTCTTAAATTCTTTTTCGCTAACGTGAAATATTTGTCCTGTTGGCGTCTTCAAAGATACACCTTTTTCAACCGCGTTGTCTGCCTCAGAAACATCGTCAGCATTTACTGCGCTGACCGTGTACACCAAACCGGACTTCTTATCACATACTTTTAATCCTGGGGACACTGAATTTAGATCGATGGTTAGTGGCATTTTATTAGCTTTGCATTCATCTTCGTGTGCTAGCTTAGCTCGCTCTTCTTCAACGATCTGGAAAAGTCTTTCTTTGGTAAGCAGATTATTCACATTAACGCTCCAATCCGGATATAAATATTCAGCAAAACCAGCATTTACATTACGAAGCACTGTACTGTCTTACCTTAACTCCTGCTTCTCGAAGAATGCCTAGTCCTCGAGAGTCTCTATACTCTTGATCGTATATCACTTCGTCAATGTTCGAGTTAACAATCATTTTGGCACAATGTGAACAAGGACTTAGCGTAATGTACATCTTTTTTACTTTTGGGTTGTTAAAATCTAGTTTAATAAGTGCATTCTGCTCTGCGTGTATAAATCCAGATTCACCAGGTTGATCTGATTCAGCTCTGTTTGGGCCGCCTTTATAGTTACCGTTATATCCCAAGGAAAGCAACTGCGTGTTATCCTCAGTAACGATAATGGTACCTACTTTATGCCTAGGGTCATAAGAGCGTTCAGCTACATTGTGAGTAACTTTCATCCACACATTATCCCATTCAGGACGCCCATCTTCCTGATAGCCCGGACACGCTGGCTTACTATCGCACCCGCAGTCATAGCAATTTGGATCATCAGGAAACTTTGGCATCTTACCAGAAATACATCAGGGAAAAGTTAGGAATGGGATGCACGCCGAAGAAGCGTGGCTTGTGCGCAGCATAACCAACCTGAATGGCAAGAGGAAGCTCCAGAGACAGCGCAAACTGCTTCCAGCGGCGCTCCAAGCCTACACCCGGACCGAAAGAAAGTACAACACCTTCGTCCAGTGTTGATCCCAGGCTAACATCTCGACAGTTTTCACGAGCATCGTCACAAATCCACTCAAACCGTTCATCGGTGTTCCGGCTGTAGAACGCAGCGGCGCCGAATGACCAGTAAGCTCGACCCCAAGATGTGGCGTTGAGCGTCTTGAAGTAAGTTCCACCAAGAAAGACTGTGGCGTCAAAGTCGTCCTCAACAATAGGTAGGGCTGAGACTTGCCACCCAGTGCCATCCTTATGTTGCTTACTGTAGCCTAACCCTACACCATAAGTTGAACCTGCAACGAAACCGATTCGTTGCTCTTCGGCCTGCGATACAGCAGGCAATAACATTAGACTAAGCATCAATAAGTACTTCATAGAGATTCCTTTCAATCATCTTTGCTTTTTTGTGCTGACTTTTTTGTTCTTCTCTTTGGCTTGTCAAAAAGCTCTTCAATATTCTTTTCCCATGTAAAGCCTGCAGCAGACTTATGACCGCCTCCACCGAACTGCTTAGCGATCTCTGACGCATCTATGTTGTCATGGAATGCTCTTAAGCTTACTCGAATTTTCTTGTCTTCGTGATCGTGAAACCAAATGAGAGCAAGGTCACAGTGAGGTGAGAGAGCGTTTCCTATCTCCGACATCCAGTGTGAGGCGTTAACAACAAGTGCTTCGTGTCCTGCAAGTTTTCTTGGAATCGCTTTATCTGCAATCTTTTTAACAACTGTTTTTGAGTAGGCAAGAATGTAACTACCTCTTTTAACTGCGTCGTCAAACACAGAGTCATCTTCAAACTTCTCAAACTCTTCAAATGCAAAAGGCACCATATCAAAAGCGGCTGCGAACTCCTTTGAATAAGGAAGATCCCACTTCCACAAATCTCTATCCTCGATATACTGGATGAATTTTGGCACATCTTTGCCGGGATGAAAGAATTCCCAAGTGATCACAGCACCTGATTTTTCCATGTTGAAAATTGCGTCAGGAATATCATGCAGTTCAACCATTGCTGATTTGTGATGATCGAGCACAACCAGCGCGTCCGCATCTTCGATCATTTTCTTTGTAACAGAATTCTTAAAAGAAAAGTCACAAATGGCAACTTTCTTTCCTTTTACATCTGGCGGATCTTCTCCATGAGCACAAGCAACGTACTCAGCTCTATTGCCCAGAAGCCTCCAGGCAGAGTATGCTGCTCCAAAACCGTCTGTGCAGTTCTTGTGATAAATGACAAGATCTACGTCCCTGGGGTTAGGTATCATTGTACTCTCTCTTATTCATAAGGGGGTGGTGATCAAAGCATCTCGGCTCGTAAAGCTCAGCACCACCCACAGCGATCTCAATGCCATCATTATTCTTTTTATAAGTATAGTAGGCATCTCTACTACAAACGGGACAAACAGCTGGACACTTCTCGATTTTTGTAGCCCAAGGCATCATCTTCTGCAGCTCATCAAACGGCTTACATGTGGCTGACATATCCAAAGAAGAAACTACAACTGTTATTCCTCGCTGGTAAAGCCATATGAGAACATCTGCAATACCACTGATCATAAACGCTTCATCTACGGCTACAACATCATAGTTGTCATCTGATTCTGCCAAGTGCATGAATATCTCTGCGGCATCGTGTATCGTGCTTGCTGTTATCTTTCCTCCGTTGTGAGTTACGATATCAGCTTGATCATATCTGTCATCCATTTTCGGCTTAAATGCAAGCACCTTTCTATTCTGGTACTTAAATCTATCAACTACTGCCATGAGCCGAGTAGTCTTAGATCCAAACATAGGTCCCGTAAATATGATGAACTCAGGATGTCTCACGCTCTATTTCCTCTTCAACTCTCTTAGAAACTTCATTGGCAATCTCATGCGCTAAAAATCTTTTTAAACACGGGACACGCACTAACCAGAATCTACCCTTTCGGTTGAACACCTTCATTATAATCTTATAAATGTCGTTGTTTAGTAAGATGCGCCTATGACGCCGGCTCATTTAAATTTCCATTTCAATCTCAAGCGGGGGAATATCACTGGGCTGAGGTGGTCGAACCTGAAACTCATCCATCAGTCTGTCATAGATCTTGTCTCTGGCGTAGCTTCTGGCAGAATGAGAGCCCATATTAATGTCGCTAGGCAAATCTCTGATTGCTTCCTCAATTGCCTTTTTAAACTTTTTTAGATCACCAGTTTTTATCATATTCCCTCTCTTTCAATCTCCTGGATTGCATTAAAATGTGCTTTTGCAATTTTTTGACACCATTCATCCGACATCATTTTTTTGCATTCTTCTTTGTTTGTAAAGAAACCATTCTCAGTCAAAATTGCAGGCATGCTTGTATGGCGCAAAATATAAAAGCCAGAGTTTTTTACACCTCTGTCTTTCCATCCTGTTTCCATCGTTAGTTTATCTTGAAATATTTGAGCGAGAGTTTTTCCTGTTTTGCTTCCAGTAAAGTGGTACGTCTCAATGCCTGAGGGTGATGTCCAATCAGAACCAAAAGCATTTCCATGAATTGAAATTAAAATTTTTGGTAATTCTGTTTCAATCTCGTTTGCTCTTTTAACTCTTTCTGATAGTGCGATATCATTTTCTAATTCTGGGACAAGATTACGATAGCAAATTCTGGCGTCATCAAGGAGCTCCATTAAGTGAGCGGAAACTCTTCTATTGAAAAGATATTCTCTTAACTGTGATCCATCTTTAAATTCAGGAGATCTTTTTCCAGGGGTAGACTCTCCGTGCCCATTATCAATAATCCACATGTATCTATTCTCACATGGCATACCTTCTGCCTCCTTGATTTGACAAGCAGTCTTTTTCATTTCATTCGAAACAAAGGAGTTTATTAAGCCCTGTAAGATCTTAGTTACTTGAGAGAATATGAGTCCCACTTTCTACAGCTCCTGCTCCTGTTTGTTTCACAAACTTTGCTTTTGCATGCAGCTCACTTAAAGTTCGACTTCCTGAATAGGAAAAGCCACTTCTTATGCCCTGCATCAACGTATTAATTATATCTTTTACGCTGCCTTTATAAGGAACAGTTGTTGAAATACCTTCTAGAGAGCTGGCTCTGCCCCTCCAGTCAAACTGTGCTTCAGGGCTTGCCATGCCCCGATAAGCTTTCCTCTTTTGACCGTTGCTATAAATGATATCGCCGGGAGATTCATCAGTCCCAGAAAGCATAGAACCTAGCATAATACAGTCTGATCCTGCTGCTAGTGCCTTTGTAGCATCACCGCTGTTCTTAATACCGCCGTCAGCGATAATTTTAACGTCTCGATCAGTTTGGGCACAGTCAAAGATTGTCTGGAGACCTGGCACACCATGCCCAGTCTGAATTCTTGTACTGCAAATTGATCCTCCCCCAATATTGCACCTTACAGCGTTTGCACCCCAGTCTGCGAGGTCGTTTATTCCTTGTAGTGTCGCAACATTTCCTGCGATGATACACAGATTATTTCCAAATTTACTTCTAAGATTTTCCAGTGCTTCCTTAACCAGAATATGATGACCATGCGCTACATCAACACAGAGAGCAGAGACTCCAGCATGGACCAAAAGTTCAGCCCTTTCCATAAAATCATCCGTGACTCCAATTGCAGCGCCTATCGGGGCGGCATGCTCTACTAATTTGACAGCGATCTGGACCAACTCAGACTGTTCTTGAGGTGAATTATACCTGTGAATAACACCTAACCCGCCCATCAGGCTCATTGCAGCAGCCATCACATCTTCTGTTACTGTGTCCATACAAGAAGAGATAACAGGAATCGATAGTTCAACTCCTGGGCCTAGCTTTACTGAAGTATCGCATTCTGTTCGGGATCGAATATCGCTGTATTGCGGAACTAGCAGGACGTCGTCGTAAGACAGAGTTTCAAGGATCTTCACTATTTCTCCATGTGATATAAATGATTATAACACATTCGAGGTTTTTTTATTCTTTTATTATGTTTAAATTAAGAAACTTCGTACTCTTCAACATCAACGATGGAGATTTGTTCAGGCTTAAACACAATGTAAGATGTTCCTCCACCTTCAAATGTGTTATCATATTCGATTGAATCATAGCCTTGATCGTTAAACCAGCTAATGAATTCTTTTACTTCTATAGCGGGTTCGAACATTAAATCTTTTAAGTTCTCGCCTGAAGGTGTTGTGACTACATCTTCATAGAAATCATCAATTTGTTCATCAGACGGTGAAAATGAAGTTTCTCCCTCAAACATCTCGTTAACAATAGATGCAACACCCCAAGATCCCATTCTATTCTCAAGCATCTTTAGTGGGCTAGTCATGTTAAGGCTTACTTTATAAAGATAAACCACGTCACCTGGTTTTACTCTGCCCTCTTTCTTGAGCTTGTCTGCGACTATTAGCGCAGTCTTTTTGGTTCCAAAGTGAAATCCAGGCTCTGACGCTATGTGGGCAGGTTTGAGTTGCTGGGCGAACTGTTCAAATTTCACAGGTGATAAATGATAATAATGCCCCTGATCGTCGTCTTGCTCATTTAGAAAGGTTCTCCACCCTTCCATCAAGACCTTCATATTAGACATCTTTGATACCCGCTATTAGCTGCCATCGATTTTGCGCTGACTCATTCAGATTTTCTTCTGACTGCTCAGCCTCTTCAGGTTGTGCTGGTTCTTCTTCGTCAACAACGGGAGGTGCCATAGATTCTCGACTGGGGGATGGTGATTCAGGTGCGTATAGAAGATATCTACCGGTCTTTCTTCCACCGAAAGCGTAGAAGTAAAGATCATCCTTGTCAACAAATCTAGTTTTTGCAGGTGATCCAGCAGCGGACTTAGACTGATATAAAAGAACGCCTGCCTCTCCCTTGGGTAGAACGTGCTCTCTAGCAATTTGATCAAGCAAGTGAAGCATCTTTGCAGAAGAGTCTATAACCTTACCGTCAATCTCTGGCTTGTAGTTAGTGACAATGTCCTCAATCGCCTTTAAGCTTTCGTCTCTACCCATTGTTTGCAACTGGTCTATATCGTACCCAGCAGCTTTAATTGCTGAAGCGAGATTATTAGGCGATCTAAAGAAAGACTTTGCACCGCCACCGAAAACGAAAGGTTCGTTGAAAGACCTGTGATGCTTAATTTCCCAGGCTTGATCTCCGATATCTACGTCGTGTGTAGCGGATGCACCGCCAACCCAAGAAGACTTGTCGTAAAGAAGTGGAGTTAAAAGCTCTCCTCGCCCAAGCCCTTGCCCTTCATTATAGTGAAGAATATCTAAAAGCTGATCTGGGATATCTACTAGGGATGAATTGCCTGCAGAGAGAGAAAATAGCATTGGACCAATCTCATCTGGTCCTTCTTCAGCAGACATGAGATAATCCAAAACAAGTTTTTTGTACTCATCAGGGTAGCCTGCCATAGCATCAGAAAATTGAGTGTCACCTCTCACTGCGTCAATCGAATCAATGTAAGACTGACGTGATGCGTCAGGATCGTATTCGCTTACACCGAGCTCGGATCGTATAAATGATCTCAGAGCTTCGAGGTTATCATCTGTGAGATCGTAAAGCTCATCCTCACCTATCTTTACAATCTTTTCCTGCAGTTGATTCTGCTTCATTTCTAGCATCTTTCTCACTGCACTTCTAATCATAGCTTCACTCATAACTGACTCCACGTGACTTAGCACTCTTTGAAATTGTGGGTGTTGTGCATTAGTCACTCTTTGTGATAAATAATCTTTAAACGTCGAAAGCATTTGTTTTAACTCAGGATCTTTAGTCATAACATTTACCAGTCCTTCAAAACTTGCAGTCTCTGATGGATTGCTTGGAATGCCTAAACCGTCCAATATTGCTTGCGGGCTAGTGATTCTCGGGCCTACTAGCTTAAACTTTCGCTTGTTTTTTGGTAACTCAGGATCAAGAGCAGGATCAAGAGAAAGTCTGCCTAGTCCGCCGGGGGTGGCGACAGTTAACTTCTCATGAGTTCCAAGCTCTTTGCTTCTCTCTGCAGCAATATGCCCAAGCATCACGTTTCTAAAAATGCCTTTGATGCCTTCGTCCCCGACACCTGCCATCAACCACCCTGCGCTCTCAAGATCTGGCGCAATCATTAAGTCGACCTGAGCATCTCGCTCTTCTGGATCACCTTTTATTGGATATAAAACTGTGAGGTTGGGACCGATCACCTTTACTCTATCAGCGCCTAACGAACCAACAAGATTTCTATAGATCTGAGTTTTTGCTAGTTTGACATCTTCCTGTTCAGGTTGAACTGCGATATCAAGATCCCCAGCGATAGATTTCTTTCCCGTAGAGCCAACCGGCTCGTATCCTGAAATTCCTGCATCTTTTAAGTGGTTTGTGAAGAGATCATCGAGTGTGTCTTTCACATATTGTCTTTCAACTCCGCTTGCTAATGAGCTTCCTTGACTATCTTTAAATGCAATACCACCCATTAAACTACTCCAGACGCTGTAAATATGTATCTTGTTACACCTGCGTTATTAAATGTCCCACCAGTCAAAAGTTTTCTCAAGGCCTTCCCAAAAACGAACAAGTGGTTTATAACCAAATACACGTTCAGTTTCTGAAATGTCTGCCTGAGTGTGCATAACATCTCCAGGCCTAAACGGTGCCTCATCTATTTGTAAATCTCCGAACCTCTCTTTAAAGGCATCGAGGATTTCGTTATTGCTTGTTCGATCGCCGCATGCCACATTGAAAGCTTCACCTCTAAATGTTCCTTCGTGATTTGCTGCACGAATGTTTACATCTACAACATTATCGACATAACACATATCTCTACTTTGCTCTCCTGATCCATCTTTGCGAAGAGGCGTTCCGTTTTTAACAGCATGACACCACGCAGAGATTGCAGTCGAGTAAGGAGAGTCACCATATTGACTGGGACCAAAGACATTAAAATATCTTAGGCACACGGAGTCAAAATCGTACAAGTTTCCAAAAGTTCTAAGAAGATCTTCTATGCAAGATTTCTGCCATGCGTATGGAGACTTAGGATCTCTGGGATATGTCACTGGTGTAGGAAGAGTATCCGCTCCTCCATAAACCGACGAAGAAGATGAATACACAAACCTCTCTACGTTTCCGCGGCATGCCTCCATAAGACAGACTGTTCTCGCGACATTGACGTCAGTGGTAAGCGCAGGATTCTCAACTGAGAAACTTACTCTTGGAATTGCCGCCAAGTGAAAGACGACATCAAATTCTTGACACTCAATGGATTCGATTATCGATTTGCAGGCGAAATCGTTTATAACAAGCCGCAGTCCTCTAACACCGTCAAGTAGCTCAAGGTGTCCCGAGCTAAGGTCATCTACGCCTACAACATCCCAGCCTTCTGCCAAGAGCCTTTTGACCAGATTTGATCCTATAAATCCTGCTGCACCTGTAACTAGTGCTCTTCTCATTTACTCGTCTCCCTTGATTTTTTCCCAAAATGACTCAAAGTCTTCATGTGTATCAATTACTTCCCAAGTACTATCACCCAGTCTTTCGACTTGCGCAACGTACTGCCCCGGTATTCCTGCTGCCCAATCATCTTTTCCTATTAGGCTTAAAAATAAATCTCCGCGGTCTCTCATATAAAGCCAATACGTGTTCCCAGGGACGGGTTTAAATTTTCTACGAACCGATTCGATCATAGTCGTTATTTTAACGCGTCGGTCTAGATCATTAAACTGCTTCATGAGAACCTCAGCTTGCTCATAAAGGCGATCGTATTCTTTTTTTACATAGTGATTTGTAACCTTAAGCGTTTCAGCTTTGTGTCTTGTGATATCTGTAGGTTTTATAGGCGCAGACATTGTGCTGAGAGGATATTTTGAGCTTCGGTGGTTTGGGTCTGACACTGTTTTTTTCCTAGATTAGCACGTGTGCACTATTAACATTAAATCGAAATCTAGCCTTGTGTTGGGCCGGGTCTAGATTAAGAATTCTAAATACATCTCTTCCAAGCATGTGTATCAGCTGAACGTCTGTTCCTGTCTTGTGCTCGGTATCGGAAGATCTAAACACAGCGTGCACATCAAGTAGATCATCTCTAAATACTGCCTGAATGAACGATATGCATTCTTCGCCTGCAAACACAAACCGCCTAGATTCAGGCGTCTCTTTTCTACCGTAGTGATTGTTTCCCTTAAGCTCATTTTCAATCTTTTGAAGGAAGTTCTGCCTGATCTTTTGGTAGTATTCTTCTTCACCAGGAGTTGAAAGAATTGCTTCGTTAACTGTGCCAAAGGTCCCGTCATCATAAAAGTGAAATTGAACTGTAGTGGATTCTCTGTTAGGCTGAAATTTGGCAAACTCTCTGACATAATTTCCGATTGTGTCTATGGAGATATTTTCAAGCCTCCGACATCTTCTTACAACTTCTTGTGCTTGTTCTTCTGGTTTTCCGGTCTGGAAAATATGAAAATTAGGTAGCATGCAATATCTTTCAAGCTCTTTTCCAAAAAGAACGTGAAGGTCGCTCAAAGAAGAGATATCTTGTGCTTCATCACCTCTGCTTAAAAATCTTTCATGAATGGTATGAATGTCTGGGTACAGAAGAACAAACTGGTTGTTTAAGTTCGACATCTCCAAATGGAGATTATTTCGGTGATAAAAATCATCCCGATTATAAAGGTTAGCGTAAACACACATTGAAACACCGGATCTATCATCCATGTTCCACCTAAACCCTGACCTTTTGTGTATCTCGTTGTAAAGCGTTGTCTTTCCTGAGAGGTCGCAACCCTCTAAAACGATTTTATTGACGGGAAAGGTTATCAATTTTTCTCCACAATCTCATATCCATCAGGATATACGCATATTATATCACTTTCAACAAGAATGAATACTTCTGGAATTCCACAATCATCCACTCCGTCGTCACGTATTAACACTCCAACCTTGTTCAAAAACCTACTATCTTGTACAGCGGTTTTTGTTATTCGAACTAGTTCACCTGGCTTAATCATCATAAAGCGGTATCTTTCTCATTTTCCAGGCGGCTGAAGATGCACCCCAGTTTGGATCTACTTCGGTTTCCACAAGCCAGTAGGAAAAGGGTTGCGGTTCATAATAGATCTTTTGACCTCGCTCTTCACCCCAATCAAAGAACTTGCCCCAAACACGAAGCCATGCTGTCCTGTTCTGGTCGTCCATCATTCTGATTCGGTAAAATTCCTTGCCGTTTTTGGTCTTCTTTTTAATGATCTCAGTTGCACAACCCCAGGCAACACCTTTATCTCCGCCCACCATTTCACATATAGACTTAACATCAGCTTTCTCAATTCTACGCATAACTTCTACAGGAAAGACCAGCGCGTTATTAATAGCTGACGTTATTTGTTGGTACAAGACTATCTTTTCATCTCTTGACCAATCCTTGATGTGAGAGACACCTAGAATAGAAGTGTCAATATTGAATAGTGACTCTATTCTGTCTGCGAGTTTATCTCTTCTGGCATAGTAGTTTGCAAGCCTTTCGAAGCATTTATCGAGTTGAGCTTGTCGCTTATGGTTCGGATGCCCTATGTCTTTGACTAAATCTGCTGCATGCTCACTGTAGCACCAGTCAACGATACTGCAATTAAAGATATGTTGATACGCTTGTTCTTGCAAATCGGACATCTTAGTCTTCTCGTAAACGCGCAAGATCTTGTCGAACTCATCTTTGATTTGCTCGCCGATTCGAACTAGGCGTTCACGGAGCTTGTCTTCTCCTGTTCGACCTTTCCTGATCTTTTCATAGTTTTCTGAGATGATGTGAAGGAGCTGTCTATGATTATCGAGTTTTCCTTCCTTGAACTCCTCGAGAGAAGAGAGCGCTTCAATCTGACATAGCGCTTCAAAGCAAGTCTTGTTCACTTTAGAATGCCGCCACTCACCTTCACTGTCATAGAAAAGATCATTCAAGTTCTTAAATGGACGAGCAGAAAGTATTTCATCCATCGCTTTATCGCCAAGCCCTTTAATTGATGAAAGGGGAGGCATGAGAGCTTGCAACTCTTTATTATAGGTCCACTCGTCTCCTGAATAGTTTACATCTGCTGGAGCAAACTTATAGCCTAACGCTTTGGATTCTCGAATAGCTTTTGCTAGCCCTTGTGGCGAATTATTCTCAGACTCGAGAACAGTAGCGATCCACTCTCTGGGATGATAAGTATATAGCCACGCAGCGTAGTAGCTGTCGATTGCGTAAGCAACAGCATGTGACTTATTAAATCCGTAGAGAGAGAAGAACTCGATCTTGTCAAAGAGATCGTTCATATCCTTTGGATCTAGGCCGTGGAGCCTTTCTGCACCTTCAACGAACTGCTTGCGAAGCTGGTCACGCTCAGAGCCTTTTTTACCGATCGTATCCAAAGACTTCTTCACAAGAGTCTTGCGCATCTTATCTGATTCACCTGGAGAGAATCCGGCAAGCTTAACAGCAAGCGTCATAAACTGTTCTTGGAAAGTAATGAAGCCTCTTGTTGGCCCTAAGACCTCCTCGATGATCGGATGTGCATACTGGATATTCTCGATATCTTTTCCGGCTTCCACGTATTTAACGTGAACATTTGCCTTGAGTGGTCCAGGCCGGTAAATAGCAGTAATTGCAGCAAGCTCCTCAATGTTTCGAGGCTTAGCTTGGTGGCAGAAGTTTCTGGCACCTTGAGCAGTAAATTGGAAGATGCCGGGTGCAAATGATGCATTATGATATGTGTTTTCCCAAACCTTTTGGTCATCCTGCCCTATGTAGCGACAGTTAAGATGCTCATCAAAGAAATCTCTGATCTGTAAAAAGGTTGGTGAGGGATTGCCGTTCTTGATCAAGATTCTGCGAATGCAGTTTTCCACATCCTTCATCAGCGTCAATCCAAGAAAGTCAAACTTAATAAAGCCGTTATCTTCCAGGTTACGGAAGTTCATGCCTTCAGTCCAAGGAGTCTGTAAGTCACCACGCACTGAGATTAACGGCATTGTCTGCTCAAGCTCACGCTCATCGGCAATTAGGACACCACCTGCGTGTCGACCAATAGATCTCTGCTCCATGAATAGTGTACTCACGTGCTTTTCAACGTCAGGGTACTTCTCCATGAAATCCTTGTACTTCTTGGAGTACTTCATGCAATCCTCATGGGTGAGGACGAACACAGACTTCTCAGTGTTAGCATCTCGAGCATGAGGCTCAACCTCAGATTGGAGTGGTCCTGTAAGCGCATTCACCTCTTGGAATGGAACATCATAAAACTTGGCAACATCCTTAACGATGGACTTGAGTTTAAGAGTGTTGAAGTTAGAGACAGGAATCACTGCATCTTCACCAAAAAGCTCTCTAGCTGCGTCGATGAGCGCATCGCGGTCGCCAGCATCAGAGTCAATATCAGGCCAAGAAGTACGATGGCGGCCGAGGAATCGAGACCAGAGCAATCCGTATGGAATGGGATCAACCTGAGTAATGCCTAACAAGTAATTGACAAGGGATCCGCCACCTGAACCTCGAGCGGGGCCGAACAGCGTCTTTTCAGCTGCGAGGTGGAACACGTCATGCATAGTCAAAAAGTAATTCTCAAAGCCAAGAAACTTGATATCGTCCAGTTCTTCCTTGACTCGAGCAACATACTCAGGCTTAGAAGCAAGACCCGTACTGATCATTGCGTTCTTTACCTTGAGCGCCAACTGCTGGAAGGGCGTCTCTTCAGGAGCAGAAGGATAGCAGGGATGACTCTTTTGAGGCACAGCGTAATTCGGCAGCTTAGCCTTTGAATCCACCCACATGTCTTGATAGCGATCCCAGACTTGGTCGTGGGTCCTCTCGATACTATCCTTGACTATGTCCTCACGCCCTTTATAGAAATCATACTTGTTCCAGCCGAGCTCAAACTCATCCCAGACCTGTGAGGCATTCTTGGGATACAGCTCACACTTAAGGTCATCAAACTCAGGAAGAGGAGTCATCTCCTTACCCATCCATCCGAGCTTCTTATAAAGCTCTCTAGCTTCCCATTTGTTAGGAGTGGGATAGTGAGAGTCACAAGTTGTAATAAGGTTGATTCCAGTCTGATCGTGCAATTCGATCAAAGCTCTGTTGACCATATGTTGAGCTGAAAGCTTGTTGAATTGCAACTCATAGAAGAAGTTGTCCTCACCTACAGCGTCAACAAACCTGTCAGTAAGGTTGCCAAGTGTTTTCATCAGGCGTGCTTTCTTGACTGGATCATCGAGCAATTCGGGGCCGAGCTCATCAAATGTTAGGTCAGGAAACTCTTGAAAAGTTCTGCCGCT